AGTCCAGAAAGAACCTCTGGCCGTGCCGTGCCGACAAAGTGTGTATCTATAAATTCACGTTTTGCCTCAGCGATAACAGAGTCAAAATCAGTGATTGGTTGTCCTGTTGCTTCCCGAACTTCGTTGATCTTTGCATCAAGGAATGAAGGAAAAGCGTTCAAAGAATTAGCAAAGAACTGCTTATGTTCAATCCACCGCTTAGTGTTTCTATTTTGGTAGATTGTAAATAAAGCATCAACTTGGTCAGGAGCAGCGTCAGGTCCCAACATCTGTTGAACAGAGTCTTGAGCAGCAAACTCAGCCTTTGTCAGGTTGTCATTAAGCTTTTGAATTTGGATCAACTCTTCGTAAGTCGAGCCAGATCTTGCAATAACGTCATGTGCAATTGCAACTTTTTTTTGTTCCTGCTCTTCTAGGTAGCCGCTAATCAGACCAAAGGCAGTTTGGCTTAGCTGACTAATTTCTTTCAACTCACGCTGCCTGCCTTGGTTCTGACGATCCAGATTGTCCATCTGGATTTTGTAATCACGAGTCAGCGCGTTTCGGAAAGATTCACGCTCAACCGTCTGCATGTCAAAGTTAGTTTGACGGTTCTCTTCTTCTGCAGCGTTGACAAGACGCTGTGCACGCATGTAAATGTCTCTGTTTCTTTCGAGAGACCGCTGTGCTCTTTCAC